GGCAAAGTGTGAGACTCACCTGGCCCGTTCTGGCCCTCACCCTACGGAATCCACCCTCCAGGCCCGTGATTCTTCCCCGTGCGCATATCATGCAAGCTCACCGACCAAGCTATACACCGAGGGGGACACGTGGCCGTCAAGATGGGACCGAAGCAGGCGACAGCGGAACACCCGCTGGACCTGTCCATGCTCCCCGAGAAGCGCGACTACCGGCGCATTGACGCGTTCGCTCGGGAATTCCTGACCGTGCCAAAGGGCACCGGCGCGCTGGAGCCGTTCCGGCTCCGACCCTGGCAACGCCGGATCGTGAAGGCCGTCTACCCCCCGACCGGCAAGCGCCCGCGACAGGGGCTCGTGTCCATGCCCCGAGGCAACGGGAAGAGCGGACTAGCGGCGGCGCTGGCCGTCTATGGGCTCATGGCCGACGGCGTGCCCGGCGCTCAGGTCCTCGTGGTCGCATCGGACGAGCGCCAGGCCCGCATCGTGTTCAACAGCGCCCGCCGCATGATCGAGCTGGACGAGCGGCTGTCCGAGCAGGTGCAAGTGTTCACCGACCGGCTCTACGTCCCCGCGACGGACAGCACCATGATGCCGCTCCCCGCCGAGCCCGCCGCGCTCCAGGGATGGGACCCCACGCTCGTGATCGTGGACGAATTGCACGTGGTCACAGAGCCGGTGTGGGACGCCATGTCCCTGGCATCCGGCAAGCGCCTGGAGTCCCTGACCCTGGCCATCAGCACGCCGTCCGACCGGCTGGACAGTGTCATGTGGCGGCTCGTGGAGTACGGGCGCGCCAACCCCGACGACAAGACGTTCAAGCTGGTGGAGTACGCCGCGCCGGACGGGTGCAAGCTGGACGACAGGGACGCATGGCACGCCGCTAACCCCGCGCTCGGTGACTTCCTCCACGCCGACGCGCTGGAGACCAACGTCAAGACGACCCCCGAGGCATCATTCCGCCGCTACCGGCTCGGGCAGTGGGTCGGCGCGGCGGACTCGTGGCTCCCATGGGGCGCGTGGGACGAGTGCACCGGCGACAGGGACCAGCCCGACCAGGGCACGCCGGTGGTCCTCGCGTTCGACGGCTCCGCGTCCGGCGACTCCACAGCGCTCATCGGGTGCACCATCCCCCAGGACGAGGACGACCACCCCCACCTGTTCACCGTGGGGCTGTGGGAGGCCCCCGAGGACGACCCCCGGTGGAGAGTCCCCCGGCACGAGGTGGCCGGGACCATCGCAACAGCGTTTGACACGTGGGAGGTTCGGGAGCTGGCCGCCGACCCGTGGGGCTGGAGGTCCGAGCTGGAGGAATGGGCGGCACAGCATGGGGCGGACAAGGTGGTGGAGTGGAACACCGCTCACGCCGGACGCATGGCCCCGGCCACCGACCGGCTCTACGCCGCCGTGATGACGCACAAGGTCACGCACGACGGCCACGAGCAGGTGGCCCAGCACGTGGCCAACGCGCAGGCGAAGAGGACCCCCATGGGTGACCTCGTGACGAAGAACAAGAAGGGCGGCACGCGGAAGATTGACGCCGCCGTGGGCGTGATCGTGGCCCATGACCGGGCCGTCTGGCACTACCGGAACCCCCCGAAGCGGCGCAGGGTCGTTTCGTTCCGGTGATCTGAGAGGACAACACCATGACCGCACAGCAGGACCTCCGGGATGACCTGGAGCGGATCGAGTCCAGGGCTCATAAGCTGGACCCGCTCCGCAAGCACTGGCAGGGACGACCGGACACGGCGTTCATGACCAAATCGTCCCGGGACGCGCTGGACGGGCGGCTGGCCGCGCTGTCCATCAACTTCCCCCGTCTGCTCGTGACCAGCTACGTGGACCGGATGAACCTCACCGGCTGGACCGGGGCCGACGGCAAGCCCGACGCGGCGGCGTGGGAGCGGCACCGGGCGGCGGGGCTCGTGGCCCGCGCCGAGCTGGTGCACACCGACCGGCTCATGTACGGGTCCAGCTACGTGACGGTGTGGCCCGAGGTGCACGGCCCCGCCGTGGTCCTGGACAACCCGTTCACCATGACCGTGGACGTGGACCCCCTCACCTACGCCGTGCGGCGCGCCGTGAGGACCTGGAGGCACCGAGGCGCACAGCACGCGCTCGTGATCGACGCCGAGACTGTCACCCGCTGGAGGTCGGACGCGCCCGACCTCGGGAGCGCTGGACAGTGGGAGGTGGTCGGCAAGCCGTCCCCGTCCGCGTTCACCGCCGATGGGCTGGTGCCGGTGGTGCCGTTCATCCGCCGCATGTCCACCGACGACCACGACGGCACGAGCGTGGCCGCCGACATTCTGGACCTGACCGACGCCGAGAATAAGCTCATGGCCGATGCCATGGTCACCTCGGAGTCCTACGCACGGCCCCGCCGATGGGCCACCGGCCTGGAGATTCAGGAGGACGACGACGGGAACCCCGTGGACCCGTTCGGGCGTGACCGCTCCCTCCAGAGCGAGGACCCCGAAACTAGGTTCGGGCAGTTCGACCCGGCGCGGCTGGACAGCTACGCCGACATGTCCGCGACCATCACACAGATGGTCGGTGCCATGACCGGGCTCCCCGCGCATTACCTCGGGCTCCACGGGGACCAGCCCGCCGCCGCCGAGGGCGTGCGCGCCGCCGAGGCCCAGCTCACGTCCCGCGTGTTCTCCGAGCTGAGGGCCATGGACCAGCCGTGGTCCCGCGTGGCCGCGCTCGTGGCCCTGGCCAGTGACCGGGACCTCGTGGACCCGCCCGCGCTGGAGCCGGTGTGGGCGTCCCCCGAAATCCGCACCCCCGGGCAGGCGTCCGACGCCGCCGCGAAGCTCCACGGCATCGGCGTGCCGCTCCGGTCCCTGCTCTCCGAGACCATGGGCTGGACCCCGGACCAGGTGGACGCCGCCATGGCCGACCGGCGCGGGGACCTCGTGGACCGCGCCGCCGCGAACGTGACCGGACGGGTGGCCCTCCCGTGACCGAGGCACCGCTCCCCACGATCACCGACCTGTGGGCGGTCCTCGGTGACCGCGCCGGGGACGAGGTGGTGGCGCTGTTCGACCAGCTACGGGACGCCGGAGCCACGGACGCCGAGCTGGCCCGCGCCCTGTCCATGCTCATCACCGCGCAGAACCTCCACGCGGGCGCGCTCGGTGAGGCGCTGGCACGGAACCAGCTCACCGCGTGGGAGCCCGAGACTGTGGCCCCCTCGGTGCCGGTGACCGAGGTGGCCACGCACCTGGACCGGGACCGGCTGTCCCGCGCCGTCGGGACCGTGCTGGAGCGCATCGACCCCGCCGAGCTGGTGGCAACAGCGGCGGCGGCGGGGCTGGCCCTCCACCGGCTGGCCCGGTCCGAGGCTGTGGAGACCGGGCAGGCATCATTCCGTGTCGTCATGGTCGGGTCCGACCTCGTGGGCGGGTGGGAGCGTGAGCTGGAGCCCGACGCGTGCGAGCTGTGCCATTACTGGCACGACGAGGGGATACAGCCCAAGAACGCGCCGATGCCGACGCACAAGGGATGCACCTGTGCACAACAGTTCCACCGAGCGTGACGGGACGGCCCTAGAGTGTCCCCCAACACCGAGACGACCGAGGGGGACCCCGTGACGATTAGGACGAGACCGGACCGCGTGCTCCCGTACCTGTTCGACGCGCTGTCCTCCGAGGTGGCCCGACAGGTCACCGAAGAATGGTCCGGCTGGAGGGACTACGGCCACGGGGACCGCCGCGCCGCGTGCGAGCGCATGGCGGTCCTCGTGGACCTCGGACGGCAACAGGCCGCGATCATCCTGGAGCGCCGGACAGGGGAGCCCGCCGCGCGCTGGTCCCCCAAGCGGAACAGGCGAGAGCTGGCCGACATGCTGGAGCACGCCACGAGTGACAACCCCGAGGACCTGTCCCGGCACACCATCATGCGATGCCGCACCGAGGTGGAGCGCCCATGGATCACCTACGCACGAGAGAACGGGAGGGACCCCGCATGAACACCGACGACCCCGAGCAGGACGAGCAGGCCGTCCCGGATGACGAGACGACCGAGGACCGCGACCAGGGCGAACAGTCCAGCCGGCTATCCACGGACCGAGACGACCCCGAGGCCGGCCCCGAGGCCGAGGACGAGGACGAGGACCAGGACGGGGACACGTTCCCCCGGTCCTACGTGAAGCGGCTCCGCGCCCGTTCCGCCGGATACCGGACCCGCGCCAACACCGCCGAGGCCCGGACCGCCGAGCTGGAGCGGGCACTGTTCACCGAGCGCGTGCGCGCCCTGGACGTGCTGGCCGACCCGTCCGACCTCCCCTACGACCCCGAGGCCCTGGACGACCCCGACGCGCTCCGCGCCGCCGTGGACGAGCTGGTGGCCAAGCGTCCCCACCTCCGACGCCGAGGCGTGGCCGACCCCGGCACCGGGCACCGCGAACAGCACGAGGGCGGGGACCCCGTGTCCCTGCTCGGAATCATGCGCGGCGGCGCGTGAGGTAGCATCACGGCATCGGGCCGCTGGACGGCCCCACGGACAGCGGCCCGGTGCCCGCCCGTTCCATCAGAAGCAACAACCCCTGAAAGGTGGGCACCACAATGGCGCTCAACACCACCGACGCAACCGAGCTTACGCGTGAGCAGGTCGCATCCATCCTGACCAAGCCGCTGGAGCAGGCGAGCGTGTTCCTGGCCGCTGGCCCCCGCGTGTTCGACACCACCGGCCCGCTCCGCGTCCCCGGGCTCCCCGGTGCCGGTGACCCCGCCGCGCTGGAGTGGGTCGGTGAGTCCGAGCTGATCCCCGAGTGGGAGACCGATTTCTCCGAGGTCCAGCTGCTCCCCTCCACCATGAAGTCCGTCAAGGTGCTGACCCGGTACAGCAACGAGCTGGCCCGGCAGTCCATCGTGTCCCTGGAGCAGACCCTCCGGGACCGGCTGGTGGCCGACGTGGCCGCGAAGCTGGACACGCAGTTCCTGTCCGACCAGGGGGACGGCGTGACCACCCCCCGTGGCCTGTTCGCCTACGAGGGCGTGACGGACACCGCTGTGGACGGGCCGATCACCCCGGACGTGATCCTGGAGGCGCAGGGCGTGGCCATGGGCCGCTATCTCAACCCCGGGTCCATGACGCTGTTCATGCGTCCCGAGGACTACGTGTCCATGCGCGGCATCAAGGACGCCGACGGGCGCTACCTCGTGGCCCCCGACGTGTCTGGGACCGGGCTCATCGTCCCGATCCTCGGTGCTCGGGCCGTCCTGTCCGCCCGCATCCCCGAGGGGCGCGCCGCGCTCGTGGACATGTCCCGCGTGGCCGTGGCCCGTGACCTGGCCCCCACGGTCAAGGTCCTGACCGAGCGTTACGCCGACTACGACCAGCAGGCGATCCGCGTCGTGGCCCGCTACGACGCCAAGCCGCTGGACGCGTCCGCTGTGCTCACCCTGTCCGGCATCGGCACCCCCGCCGCCTGACCGAGCACCCCCCGACGCGGCCCCGGCACTGGTGACCCCCTCCCCGGTGCCGGGGCCGCTCCCATGAGAGGACCACAGCGTGGCCACCATCACGACATTCACCGACGGCGTACCGCTCCAGGTGGAGCCCGGGGACGTGTTCAACGTGGACATGGACCAGCACGCCGCGAGCACGTCCGCCTACAAGTGGGCGCAACGTTCCGGGACCCTCCCCGACGGCGTGGCCCTCCCGTTCCGCACCCGCTACATCACCGGCACCGTCACCGAGGCCGCGTCCGGCGCGAGCGGGTCGGCGCGTTTCGCACGGGTGAGCACGAGTGGACAGCAGGTGAGCCCAGACCCCGTCCTCACGTGGGAGGTTGCCGCCGCCGCGCCCACCACCATCCCCGTCCCCGTCCCCGAGCGGACAGACACCGGCTACGTGCTCCCCGAGGCCGAGGGCGTCACCTGGACCGTGGACGGTGTGGAGCAGGCCCCGGGCGAGTACACCGTCACCGTCGGCACCGAGCCCGAGACCAGGACCATCCTCCCGTTCCCCGACGTGGGGTACGTGTTCGACACCGAGCCCGAGCCCGTCACGTTCACCTACGACCCCCCACCGCCCCCCGAGCCCGAGGACCCGCCCATGGACGCCACGCTCCCCGCCACCGCTATCCCGCTCGGACAGGAGGTGGAGATCACGCTGTCCCCCCTGTTCGGG